CCTTGCAATTTCTTTCTCAAGAGTTTTTGTAGGAGTCTTTTCATACTGCTGTTTTGCAGCAAGCATTTTCTTTTTAAAGATAACTCGATCACCATACATCCTTTCCATTAGTTCTGGAAGAATTCCCCTAACGTCCTTACGGTACATTGCACCATTAGCACATACAGCACTATCCTTATACAGTTCAAAATTAGTTTCTTTTTTAAGAATCTTATCAACCGAAACATTAGGATGCCTGTTATCCAAAAGAGTTTCTGGTGAAATATTGTATTGCATAATCAAGTGAGGATATAGAGAGTTAAGATCAAAACTCACTACCCAATCGTAAACTCCTGGAACAGGTTCTTTTACATATGCGCCAGCATACTTTTCACTCTTCTCACTCTTGTCCTTTGGCGGAATTACAATATCCCTTTTCTTGAGATAATTGTAGATGATATTATCCCACATTCGTACTTGAAAGAAAACATCACTATAGTTTACCTTAGCATCATATGCCATAGTAACTGCAAGTTCAATAAGTTTCATCTTGTCTTCCAAACGGTCAACAAGTTCCACGTCAACGATGTTATACTCTACAAATTTTTGCCAACCGTGAGTATAAAAATCCTTAAAGGTATCAAACTCAGAGTGATCAAGTTTCTTTTGCCCCAGTTCTACATTTGCAATGTGATCCAGTCGGTATGATTCTTGTGCCTTATAAGTAAACTTCTTATAAAGATCAAGATAATCAAGTTGAGAAATTCCACCAACATCGTAGCAAACTTGCTCACGATTATTTGAAAAAACTTCTTTCTTGGTAATTAGACCCCAAGGAGAAAAACTCTTCATTCGTTTCTCACCAAGAACTCGATTCAATCTCCCACAAATATAAGGAACATCATAAAACTGAATATTCCAACCCGTAATTACCTCTGGAGGATTATTGTCCCAATAATACAAAAACCTATTAAGCAACTCATACTCTGATTCGCAAAGATGATAGGTAACATTTTCTTGCTTATTAATAAAAGGACGAGTTCCCCAAGTAATAATTTTCTTATTAGAATAATCCTGTACTGTAATCAAAAGAATTTCTTCATCACAGTTTTTAGGATCTGGAAATCCATTCTCAGAAGCAACCTCAATATCAATCGTAAAAAGTTTAATCTTAGTTATATCAAACTTAATCTCATCTTCGGGATATTTGTCAGAAATATATTGATAAACATACCTATCATTTCCATAAATTTTAAATCCATCTACGTTATCATATTTCTTATAAAAATCCCTACAATCTCTAACCGTGCCAGGAATAATTTTTTCTACATAATCACCTTCCAAAGTCTTATAATTTGTTTCTTTTTTTGAAGGAACGAAAAGAGTGGGAGAATATTCCTCCTTAAACATAACACTCTTTCCATTATCATAACCACGAACTAGAAACTGATTCCCGATCATTTGGACGTTAGTGTAAAATTTCATTTAATAAGATCTTGGTACTTTTCAAGTATTGTTGGTTTTGGATCTGCAATGGTAAGAATCTGATCGGAACTAATCATAAAAACATCCTGATTAACAAACCCACAAAGGAATGGTTCCATTGTTTTATCATTCCTGATAACAAAAGGTTTTATAATCTTACAATCAGGTTCTCCCAATTCAGATCCAACTTCTTCAATCTTGCTGATCAGAATCAGATTGTTCGTCAATGCTAGTATCTTTATCATTTTTCAAAACCTGCTTTTTGTACATATCTGTGATTTTATCTACTGGTTCCACAATAGTAACAACCCAATCGGAAGGAATGGGAACTGTAGATTCTTTAGAAATTGGAATCCAAGGAAATAGTGAAACTTGAAAGGATCTATCTTCACTTTCTCCAATATCAGATGGATTTTTCATTCTAATTGTGCAGGGTTTTTCCAAAAAATACCCAACAACTTTTTCTTCAATAATCATTTCCTTAACGTCGGAAATAATATCTTCTCCAGACTTAAGTAAAACCAATTTTACAGTCATAAATTTTCACCTTTACCAAGATTATTTTAGCAACAAAAAAGGGAGGTGTCAACTGGATTGTGCCAGTTACCTCCCCGTCTGCGCCGACGATATTCAGTTATATTTATTTACTTTTTAGGTGTGATGAAGAATGCTCCTCCCATTACAGCAGAAAAGATTGTGAGTGTTGCTAAAATTCCCATTTTTCAACAAGTATTATGGTAGCGTATTTGCGATAGGTACACCAATAAAAAGAGTCATCAGTGTTCCAAATACTAGGGTAGTGGCGGTGTAGTTCATAGTCCGTCCTCCAAAGCACACATTATATATTCATTATGTATCATATTGATACAAAAGTCTGTAACTACTGCTACTGATCGATACTCAAATGTTTTGGTTTAAAGATAATCTTTACGTTGATGGTGCTTCGGAACGATCTTTTTTAGTTCGATTCTGAGGAGTCCGTCTTCAAAGGTGACCCTTGATACTTCGGTGTCGTCGGATAAGGTCCATGCTCGTTTAAAACTTCTTTGAGCCAAACCCTTGTGGATAAACGTCCTGTCCGATTCTGAATCGGATTTTTGCCCTTCGACAAAAAGTTTTCCATACTCTGTGAACGCATGAACTTCCTCCTTTTTAAATCCTGCAAGAGCAATTTCAAGATGAGATTCTACATTACTTATCTGAACAAGGTTGTATGGCGGATAGTTTGATGTAGTTTCGTGAAGGTTAAACAAACGATCAAAATATTCATCCATACCAATACTGTTCTTTGTGATCCTATCCATCAGGGCAGGAAGATCCGACGCATTATACCGCATGAGGTTAGTCATTATTGTAGCTCCTTTTTAAAGCGAGTTTGTGTTGTGTGGACCCTTTCGGCATCCAATACTAATTATACAAGAACTCATAAAAAACGGGGTGTGGAACCCCGCACATTTTTATTCGGGCTCACCCATCAAAGAATGGAATCAAAGTACCATCACCCATTTTGTCTACAGAATAATAGACCGGTTTTGCGCAGTGTGGGCATATCAATTCTTCTGGTGGAGGTAAAAAACTTTCAACAACTGGTGGTTTCATTCCAACATAGTCATGCAACCATTTATACCCAACTTCAGTAGAATTGCAATATTTTTTTCTAAAAATTTTCACCGAATCGGACCACACATCTACCCTAGTCATGGATCCTTTAGGAGTAAATCCTCTGGGATACCAAACGTCTAGTTTATTTGCAACTTTAATTGCATCTACAGCAGTTTCAATGTTACCATCAAATTGTTTTTCGGGAATAAAATTACGCAAATCGTTAACATATTTTCCTGCAATGTTTCCATATCCCCAATTGCAACGCACACCTCTTCCTAAAATTTGACATGGAATATGTTCCCTAGACCAAAGAGCATCTCTAACAGCAGCAATAAAAACTGCTCCCATATTATATACATTAATTCCAGATCCACCACGCATCACAACAATTAAGTGTCGGAGTTGATCGTCGCTATGATTCAAACGATTACATATCTCTTCCCATGATAGTTTTTTTTCAACCACCTCTCCATTTAAATTCCAAATTCTATTACCACCACTACCAGACTCCTGAATAGTAGCGATCATCGGAGAGTTATAATCATATCCTCTCTTTTGGAGATGTTTTCCAACGATTTGAACCATTCCAATATCATGTTCAACTGGAGATCTATTACCAGACCCACCAAATGGACCTTGATGTATGGGACATCCCCAGACTCCACCACCCTGACCACATCGAATCAGAGAGGTAAGTTTTGACTGAATACCAGGATCTCTTTTTTTTAGTTCTTCTAATTTAGATTCTCTTTCAATCAAACTATCAATCATATCTCCCACATATGAATCAACAGATTGTTGAGGGCTTCGTTTAATCAAGTCATATTGAATAGTCCTATCGACCCAAGATTGATTAGGAATTAACTTTTTTAATTCTGCAAGTTCATTGCACTTATGAAATAAATCAGAAAATTTTTGATCTGTTTTTATCTGACCATCAATAATATATTCATCGTACTCTTGCTGATGAAGGGTTGGAGTAGCAGTGAACGCTAATACTCTTCCATTAATTTTCATCCACTCTCTAAATCTCAATGCAACCTTTGCATCAAATCCAGATCTATACCCTGTTCCAAATCCATAAGGAACTGATCCAGCGTCACCCACTGCTAAAAACTCATGAACTTCTTCAATCCAGAGAACAGTATTTTTAGCGTACTTTAAAAAAGACTCAAAGTGATTTGAAAATCTAGCATGAGTGATTGAAAAAATATAGATGTTATCTGTGTCAAAACAATCAGACAAAAAATCATTCATCATTGATGAATCTTTAATATGAGTAATGTCTCTGTATCTATATTTTTTACCATCCACGATGGTTTCTTTCTCAAAGATACCATCGTTACATGTTTCGTTTTTAGGTGATACGCGAATATTAAACTTTTGATCAAAAAATACTTTATGTAACTCTGGTGATAATTCTTTACCCTGAAAATATGACTTGCCAATACCCATTTGCTTAACAAGAACTTTTATTTTTGGTTTTGTAAAAAGTTCTTTATTACCAATTGCTTCTAAAACATCATCACAAAATTCCGCATAAACTTCCGGTTCAATCATAGTTTACCTCGTTTTTTAATTTCCAATCAAGAAGCAACTAAGTTCTTTTCATGGAGAACAAATTTATTTATTATAGTGTATTGGATTTGTTTTTTTTACTTACCTCAAGAAGTTCTTGTCTTAGATATTCCTGATATGTAATATTAACAATTTCGGCAACAAGTCGTGGATTTTTCGTATGATATCCGTTTCCCAGTCGAGCATCAATACTTTGGACCGAATGGTAAAGCAGTTGATCGGTGATCCATTCAGACCACTCCAATGAATTAGGTTTCATAAAAACTCCTTCTTGTACAATCGAGTTTACCTTCATAGTATAGCAATAAAAAAGACCCCTGTCAAGGGGTCTCTGGGTGTTCCGACTTTTGTAGAGACCGCACGAAAGGCCTCAGTCTTATTTATGCCTCAGCAGGCTTAACTTTCTTACCAATGTTATATTTTGTTTCCAGAATCCAGTCTCCCT